AGTTGCGAGTCGCCGCCTGCATCGCGCACGAGGCGAACATGATCGCCGCCTACAAGGCGGGGCGTGATCTGCATGCGGAGACCGCCGGGCCGTTCCGGGGGTACGACTACGCGGGGATGATGGCGCTCAAGCAATCGAACGTGGACCTGTTCGACGCCATCCGTCAGCTTGGCAAGGCCGGGAACTTCGGGCTGCTGTTCGGGATGGGCGTGGATGGGTTCGTCATCTACGCCGCGCAGAATTACGGCGTGGTCCTGACCTACGAGGAAGCGGAGACGTTCCGCAATAGCTTCTTCAAACGGTATCCGGGACTGTTGGTCTATCATGACACCTACAAGAATCTCGCTCGCAAGGAACGGCAAGTGCGGACGCCGTTGGGCCGGATTCGTCATCTGCCGCTGATTCAGAGTCCGAACCAAGAAGTACGGGCGAAGGCCGAGCGGCAGGCCATCAACAGCCCGGTGCAGGGCACCCTGACTGACATGACGTGCTGGAGTCTTGCGCTGGAATACCGGGCGGGGTTGCACGACATCGCCCCGGCGTTCGGCTCGACGCACGACTCGATGACGAATTACGTGCCGGAAGATCAGGTGGACGTGATTGTGCCCCAGCAGTTGGCCATCATGACGAACCTGCCGTTCGATAAGGTGGGCTGGAAGCCGCAGTTGACGTTCGTGGCGGACGCCAAGGTCGGCAAGAACCTCGGGGACATGAAGGCGTGGGGTTCTTGACAAATGCTCCCGTGTGTGTCAGAATAGGTCTATGGTAAAACTTCTCTGGAGCCGGGACACCGCCGCTGGCAGTTATACCGCCCCCGGCTTCAAGATCATGGGGGACCGGAAGACGGTCTGGAAGTCGGGCGCGAACCGCCTGTCCCGGACGACGGGTATCTGGCGGCTTTACACGTCGAATCTCAAGTTCATCTGCATCGGTTCGCTGGCCCACTGCAAGGCGCGGGCGGCAGCGAGCCTTGACAAACCTAGTGCTGCTCCGGTAGAGTGAAGGACGCTGGGACACCCCGTTCCGGTCAATGGAGTGACGATGTTGGACACTGATACCCCCACGCCGGTCGTCAAGACCTACAAGGTGGTCAATCTGTGGCTGAAGAACCCAGCCAAGAACATGGACAAGGTCTATCGACTGGAGTGTCAGTCCGTCGATAGCGTGAATGGCGTTCGCCGCTATGCCGTGTTCGGCATGTATGGCCGTCGCGGCAAGGCGTTGTCGATGCACATTCTTCTGGACAATACGACCTTGGCGACGGCGCAGGACGTTCTGTACGCCAAGTGGAAGGCACTGGTGGCCAAGGGCTACGTGGAAGTCCACGAGGAGTTGGTGAACGACGGCCCGCTCTCTACGGCGCAGTTGACGCGGAAGGTGCCCTGATGATGCCCGACAGCCAGAAGACTGGGATGATCCGCATCGTCACGCCGCAGGCAGATCGCTACGTCCTGACGGCGATTGCTAACAACCTGCTCGACCGGAAACTCGTCATCCGAGACGATCATGGCGTCCTGAACGCGGAGTCCCTCCCCGAGTTAGAACGGCTGATTGCCGAGTATGGGCTCTGTGATTTCTGTTCCTCGCCCGAAGCGCCCCACATGCTGGTCATCCCGGACTTTGAGATGATCGACGCGGGCGGCACCAAGATTGGCGACAGCACGGGCGGCTGGGCGTGTTGCGATGACTGCTTTGCGCTGGTGAACGCGGATCAACGGTCTGAACTGCTGGAGCGGTCGCAGGCGCGGCTCGGCGGAGGCCACAAGTATGGCGCGGGAGCCATCAAGATTCTGCACAAGCAGTTCTGGACGGTGTGGGACGCGAAGAACGAAGCGGCAGGCGTGGGAGCCGCCGTCTTAGAGTTCATCAACGACACGATCCCGGAGCATGAGCCGACGCCCGAACTGAAGCAGCGGGACAAGCGGATCGCCGCTATCCAGCGGCTGACCGGCATGACCGGCCAAGAAATGGCCGCGATGCTGAAGGGCGACATCGCCTACCAGCAAGTCAGCCAAAAGCTCGCGGCGTGGAAGAAACGCTTCGGGTCGATGGAAGCCCGCAAGCTCATCGAGTATGTGATGCGGCCTGAAGTGCCGATGCCGCCGGGGACGCTCCCGCACTGGCAGGTCGCGCTCGACATGAAGCACGACGTCATGAAGCGGCTGCAGGAGAACATTGCTGCCGAGCGCAAGCTCATGCACTTCACGGACAGCGTGGATGTGAAAGACCCGCGAGCCGTGAAAGAGATGGTGATGCGAGCGGAACGGGTGCGTGAACTCCAGCAACTGGGGTATGACGACGACCTGCGGCACCTGAAGCTCGCGGCCACCTACTCGTTCAACGGCGAGACGATGGACGCCATCCGACTCGGGGCGGCGTCGATTCCGCATGAGTCGCCGCTGTCCTCGATTGAGACCCCCTACCAGACCTCGGGGTTCTTCTGGTTCGCCGAGCCGTTCCCGGTGACCAGCAGCCCCATCATCAATGACGCCACGAACGCCTTGCTGTGGGGCTGGGAGCAGGGCTACTGGTCGGCCAGCGGTCAGCGGGTCGGGGACTCGGGCGAGCCAATCCTGCGGATGACGACGTTCGTCATGGATGGGGGCCGACTGGCCCCGTCCACGAAGTGGTTCTGGCCGCGTCACCTGTCATTCGACCAGATGATTGCGGAGAATCTGGAATCGCACCGGAAGATGTATGGCCCCGGCGGGGAATACGAGCACCTGCCGTATCTGGTCGGCGAAGACGTGACGATGAAGTGCGTCAGCGAAATGAGCTTGTTCTTCCTGATGGCGTGTGTCTGGTTTTCGCAGAAAGTGCTCGTCAGCGGGCCGGGCCACGTCGAACGTCATGCTCGAAAACGGTATCAACGCGATTTCAAGCTGACCGACCCGCCGACCGTGCAAGTGATTGCACTGCGGAAGTCCATGCGGGATCCGGCGGAGCCCGACGCTCCGGAGACGGAGCCGTCGTCCAACCGGAAATACGACAAGTGGCGGTGGGTGGTGGACGGACACAACCGTCTGCAGCCCTGCGGACCGGGGTTGAAAGACCGCAAACTTATCTGGATCGCGCCCTTCATCAAGGGGAAGGGTGATGCTCCGCTCAAGCCGAAACGCACGAAAGTCTTCGCCGTTGTGAGATAGGAACAACCATGTCAAAGCGGTGGTATACCCGTTTGTTCAATGTGATGTGGGTCGGAGCGATGACGGCGGCGTGGCTGTGCGCCTGTGCCGCTTTCACCGTGGCGGCCGGGTGGCGTACGACGGCCCAAGCGGAACAAGTGTTGATTCCCGCCGCCGGGTCGCTCCTGATTCTCCTGCCCTTGGGGATGATTTTTGGGACGCTCATGCTCAACGCCAAGGACAAGAAAGGACTCCTATGAAGTGGGTGATTATCGCCGTGGATGGATCACGGTTGTTCTGGTCGAACGCGGTGGGTTGGACGACGCTGGTCGAAGCGACCCAGTTTGATGATGCGGACCTGTTCACGTTCAATCCACCCACAGGCGGGGCGTGGATGTCGATGTCCCGTGTCTAGGCGGGAGACGCGGTTTCAACGGCTGACGCGGACGCGCCTGTTGTTGCTGGACGTGCTCGTCATCCTTGACGGCGAGATTGAGACGCAACTCCAACGGCGACACACGCAACTTCAGAACTACGAACGACGGAAGGCCCGAGGGCAGTGTGCCGCCAAGGCATCGTGTACCGCCGCCGTTGTGCCGGGCTATACCTGCTGCGCGTATCACTTGCGAAAGAGTGCCGAAGCCACGGCACGCGGCCGTGTGAAGATCAGAAAGGCGGGGTAATTTAATTTGCCGATAGCACCTTCGTTCCATGACTTTTGTTGAGTAGGCGCGTATACTCCCCCACCTAGATCACACAAGCAAAACTAGGCTGTACGTTTTCAGGACGGGGGAAAAGTCATGAAAAAATACGGGATGGGTGTGCTCGTTTTCATTTTGGCGTTGATGGCGGGCGGTGGCGTATCGGCGCTGCCTGACAATACGTTTGAACTGGAAGGCAACGCCATTGTCAACGGGATCGGTGACGATTGGCAGAACACGGTGCCTCTGAGTGCGACGAGCGAGGCCCTCGTCAGCACATTCGTGGCGGATGGAAGCGGTAACGCGACCATTTTCACGGGCGGCGGGTCGAAAGACATCAACGACCTCAATCAATGGTCGTGGAAAGACCAGCTTGGTGGGTTGCCGGACAAGGACAACATCACGAATTCCTACGCCGCCGCGTATACGAACGCGACGGGCGATCTGACGATTTACTTCGGCGCGGATCGCTTTGCGACGGCGGGAGATGCCCAGTTGGGGTTCTGGTTCTTTCACTCTCGCGTGCAGGCTGTGGGCGGCAAGTTTGTCGGTCCGGATGGGACGAGTGATGCGATTCACACGTTTGGCGACATTCTGGTGCTGGCGAATTTTAGCAACGGCGGTTCGACGGTGAATGTGCAGGTGTTGAAGTGGGTGGGCGGCTCGAATCCGCTGCAGTTGGTTACGCAGGAAGATAACGCCAAGTGCGGTACGAACACCGATCCGAACGTGTGCGCGATCACGAATCTTGCCGAAACGCCGTCGCCGTGGACCTATGTCCCGAAAGCCGGGACGGCGGGTCAGTTCCCGGCCGTGAGCTTTTTCGAAGGCGGTATCAACCTGTCGGCGTTCATCGTGACCGAAGTCGGCGGCTGCTTCTCCTCGTTCTTGGCGGAGACGCGTTCTTCGACGAGTCAGACGGCTACGTTGAAAGATTTCGCCCTCGGATCGTTCAATACGTGTGATATCGACATCGCGAAGACCTGTCCGTCGGTGACGTACAACCCGGATACGAATTTGCTGACTTACACGTCGCAGATTGTGGTGACGAACAAGGGTTTCGGCACGGTGTTCGATGTGACCATGATCGATACGCCTTCGGCCCCGGCGACGGCGCAGACATTCACGCTGGCGACGTTGGCGAAGGGAGCGAGCCACACGTTCACGCACACGTTTACGCTCACGCCCGGTTTGCAAACGCCTAACCCGCCGAATAACGTGGCGACGGTGTCGGCGGCCGTGGTGCCGAACGGGCAAAAGATCATCGACGGTGGGCAGGCGGTTGCCACCTGTCCGGCGGTGTCTTTCGATGCCAGTTTGACGGTGAGTAAGACGTGCGAGGCCAGTCTGGAAGTGCTGGAGAGTAAGCTCGTGGTGGTGGTCAATGTGAGTGGGCAGGTGTGTAACGTGCCGCCCGCTCCGGCGACGGGGAAGATTGCTGAGGCCATCAACGGGGTGAGTTTGACGGACACCCCGGCGCTCAGTAGCCAGCCGATTTCGCTGGGCAACCTCGCAGTGAACGAGTGCAAGACCTACTCGGCCAAGTACTACCCGTCGGTGTTGACGGGAGGCTCGCCGTTGGCGGGTCAACAGGTGTTCCTCGACACGATTGCCGTGACGGGTACCGGGGCGATAACGAACGCCGCGAAAGCCAACACGGCCAGTGCGAACTGTCCGCTCTGTCGATAGTTAGACAAATCGTCTGACGTGGTCAAGCCAGAGGTCGGGATCGTCGTGGTCCCGGCCTCGTGGTGTCTCTGGCGAGATTGCAATTGATTGCCAGACCCGGTAGACTCTGGGCTCCCTCGTCCGGACTGGTTATTTGTTACGTGGGCAGGAGCCAGCATGTCCTTGAAAGTCACTCCCGGCACACTGAGCAAGATAAAAGAGCCCAATCGACCGACGATCACCTTCATCCAACAGGTGATTAAGGGCGAGACGTATTTGGTCATGGCGCAGTCGAAGGTCGAGTTGGAGGACGAGTTCTCCAGCCTCTACTTCACGACCACGTCGCCCCAGAATCTGTTCCTGCAGCCGCCCTTCGAACCGAATGTCCTGCTGAACCTCGTCCAGACGAACAACATCCTGAACCAGTGCATCGAGGCGATGGAAGTCAACATCGACGGCACCGGCATCGAATTCGAACCGCTGGAAGAAGGCGGCAAAATCAACCAGAAGGAAGAAGAAGCCGCCAAACAATTCTTCAACGAGCCCTACCCCAATGTGTCGTTCGTGAGCCTCCGGCGGAAGCTCCGCCGTCAGATGGAATCCATTGGGTATGGCTTCATCGAAGTGCTGCGGAACGTGGGCAACGAGGTCGTCTCCATGCGGAACGTGGAGACGCCGCACATTCGGATGTGCAAGCTCGATAGCCCCATCCGGGTGAAGAAAAAGATCGAACGAGACGGCAAAGAAGTCGAGTTGGAATTTTGGGTGCGGGAACGCCGGTTCGCCCAGATGGTGGGCCTGAAGGAACAGGTCTACTTTCGGGAGTTCGGGGCGTCCCGGGAACTGCATCGAGAGACCGGGATGTGGGCCGAGGAGGGTCAGACCTTGCCGCCCGACAAACGCGCCTCGGAACTGCTGATTCTGGGCATCAACCCGGACGTCACGACGCCCTATTTCCTCCCGCGCTGGATCAACAACCTCCCGTCGGTCATCGGCTCGCGCCATGCCGAAGAACAGAACCTCCAGTTCCTCGACGCGGGCGGGCTGCCCCCGGCCATCGTGTTCGTGCAAGGCGGCACGATCATCAAGGATGCCTCCGATCAATTGCGGATGTATCTGTCCGGCATGAACAAGAACAAGAACCGGGCCGTCGTCGTGGAAGTCCAGTCCTCGACCGGTTCCCTCGACGCCGCCGGGAAGGTGGACGTCAAGGTCGAACGGTTCGGCTCGGCCGCGTCCAACGACTCGATGTTCCAAAAGTACGACGAGGCCACCGAGGAGCACGTTCGGACGGCCTTCCGCCTCCCGCCGCTGTTCCTCGGCAAGGCCGACGACTACAACTTCGCCACGGCGCGGACGGCCTACATGGTGGCCGAGGCGCAGGTGTTCGGCCCGGAGCGCACGGAGTTCGATGAGGTCATGAACAAGACCATCATCAAGGCGATTGGCTGGGAAACGCTCCGCATGCGGTCCAAGCCCATCACGCTCAAGGACGTCGATGCCCAGTTGAAGGGACTGGAGTTGTCGAAGGACGTGGCGACCCGCGAAACCTTCATGAAGGAAATCAACGCCATTGCCGGGCTGTCGCTCGACATGGCCGAGGTTCCGGCGCAAGGCGTGGGCGAGATGCACGAGCCGCTCACGAACACGCCGACGGCCGACGAATTGGATTCGGGCAAACTCCCGGCGGCGATGGCCCAAGTGCAGCCGTCGCTGAAGCCGCCACCGCCCGAGCCCGGTCCAGACAAGAACGAAAAGGAAATGGCCACCTTGAAGGTCAAGGAGCAGCGCGAAAAGCTCCGGCTGATCAAGGGGAAGAAGACCGCCAACGAACTGATCGATCTGGTCCACGACTACGCCACCCTGAAAGGGCTGGTGCAGAAGCGGGAGTTGACGCCCGAGACCCAGCTATTGGTCGAAGAAGCGGTGACCCATCTGGACGCGGAAGATCGGCAGGCGTTCAATCGTCTGTTTGCGTCCTACGTGTTCGGCGGAGACGATCCGGATCTGCAGCAGATTGTTGAGTTCAATCGGGAGGCGTAAATGTACCTCTCGGTGCTCAAGTGGGAGGAGACCCAGCACCCTCGGGACAAGGAGGGGCAGTTTGCCTCGGTCGGCTCCGTGCGAGTGGGGGACCGCGAGATTGCGGTGGTCAAGCCCAAACGAGCGCGGCTGGACACCCTTATCTCGGTGGATGTGAGCCGGTTCGATCAGCGGTGGGCCGGAGACACGAGCTTTTACTTGACGGCCGGGGGCGGTAAGAACGCCATCAGCAATCGGTATCAGCGGTTCGGCGAGTTCATCGCGGCACATGATGCTATCGAAGCGCCAGAAGTCTATTTCAACGCCGATGGTGGCGTGGGGTTCACCAATGGACGCCATCGGTTTGCGTGGCTGCGTGACCACGGGGTCACGGCGATCCCGGTGGCGGTGGACCGTAGCTCGCTGTTGTATGCAAGAAAATACGGATATCTTTCAGCGCAGAAGTGGGACGAGTCGCGGCACCCTCGGGACAAGGCAGGTCAATTCGCAAACGTCTTCGGGGTCGTTCGCGGCGTCCCCCGCACGGCCGCTGAGCAGGCCCGACGAGACCTCCTTGCGCTGGGCCAACGCGCCGAGTTGTATGAACGCCGTCGAAATCGGCTGGCCGATGTGGCCCGGACGGCATGGCAGACGTGGCTCAAGGACACGCAGGAGCGGAAGAAACCGCTGAAGCCCGACGGGGCGGCGGCGAAGAAGCTCCCGTCGTATCAGGCCGCCCAACAGGCCGATGCAGCCGTGCAGCGGGCGGCTCGGGCGTCAGAGAAGGTCTTTCAGGCGGCTAATCAAGAAGCCCTGCGGCAATTGGTCGTGCCGGAGCGTGAGCGGTCTCGGGTGCAGTTTCTGGTGCCCACGGGACAACTGAGTCCGGATCCGAGAGTGGAGCAAGGCATCGCCAGTGGGGCTACGCAGGCATTGAACGTGTTTCGACGCTACGACGGATCTGGATCGCTCATCGGTCCGGCGATTCCGGCGGATCGAGTAGAGAAGGCTAAAGAGGTGTTCGGCGAGGGTGTGCCACTGGAGACCGACCCGGACGGGACGGTGCGGATCGCTAAACACTTGCGACTGACGCGGGCTCCGGGCGAGCGAGCGGCGGCGTCCCCCTTTGGGGTGCAGGTTGGGACGACGCGAGAATTGGACCGGATTATCTACCACGAGGTCGCGCACCATGTGGAGTTCGCCAACAGCGATATCTATGACGCGGCGGTGGCGGTGCGGGCGTCGTTGGCTAGCGAGACAACCCCGCAGTCGATGAATACGTTGAAACAGGCGAAAGGCTACGGGGACCACGAAATCGGGTTGCCGGGCCGGTTTCTGGACCCCTACGTGGGGAAACTCTATCCGTCCGAAGTGCGGGCGACCGAAATGGTCTCCATGGGCGCGGAGTGGTATCTCACCGATCCCATCCGGTTTGCCCGCGAGGCCCCGGAACATTTCAAGCTCATCTGGGATGTCATGCACGGGAAGTATCGGAGGAGTGATGGTTGAAATTGAACTGCACGGCTTGCGGGCGACGTCTCAGGACGGGCAGTGGTCGTCCGAGCATCAGGCGCTGGCAGATGTCCTGAACGCGCCGTGGAACCAGCCAGACCCGATGCGCTACCGGTTGGACCCGGATTTTGATGCGGCCGAGCACGTCGTGAAAACGATGGGCGCACGGATTCTCCGGCACTCCGCCCCGCCGATGAGTGTGCCGGGCCACGTCTACTGAGGCGTCATGCCCCCGACGTTCGATCTTCGCACCTACGCCAAGCTGGAGGCCGCGCTGATCCGGCATCTGGTCAAGGACTGGCGGCGGCGGTCTGCCCCGATCTTCGCAGACATTGCCACGGCGTGTCGCAACCGCCAGTGGGATGAGGCCCGTCGTCGGGTGCCCGAGTTGGACCTGCAAGAGACGGGCGCAGAGAACAAGGAGTGGATCAAGTATCACCTCCATTCGATGGCGGTGTTCGGTGCGGGACAGGTCGCTAAGCAGCGTCCGTCTTTCGTGGGCGTCGGAGCCTTCGAAACCACCCTGAATCAAGTCGCCCAAAACGTGATTACCTATCTGGAATTGACGGCGACCAGTCAGGTGCAGGCGCAGACGTTGCAATTGATTGCCGAAGACGAAGCCCAAGCCAAGAAGAAAGTGGCGTGGGAGGAAGCGCAGCATCCCCGCGACAAGGACGGGCAGTTTTCCGCGAAGCTCGTAGCCACGTTTGAACAAGGATTGGAGACGGCCGAAGACTACGCCAGTACGAAGTTCATTCTGCCCGATGGCACCCGCCTCGCGCACCGCTCGGATAGTCATTGGGACGCCGCCCAACTGTTGGGGGTGGATATGTTTGATGCGATGCGGGCGAGCATCATTCGTTATACGCCCGGCACCGGAGGGGAAGTCGGCGGTCCCATCACGATAGCGCAGGCGCAGCACCTCGTGGATGCGTCTCAGTATTCACGCGGGAACAATCCACTGTTCGTAGACGTGTTTGTCGGCAAGACACGCGACACAAAAACCTTTGATTACCATCACGCGACGGCGGATGCCGTGCGCCACTGGGTGAATGCCCACTTTGCGACAACCAAGTTTGATCCTGCCCAGCCGCGTGATGACGCAGGGCGTTGGGTCACCGTGTACCACGGGACACGGGCACGGGATGTGGCGTCGATCCTCCGAGAAGGTCTCCGCCCCAGCAAGGAGGGGTTGGTCTGGGCTACAGAGTCCAAAGCTGCCGCACAGGCGTTTGCCGAAGGGCTGGACTATCCGGAGCCCACGGTGGGAGCCACGGTGGTGGAGATCCGCGCCCCGAAATCCGCGTTCTTTTTCGAGAAGCCGCTGACGCCGGGTCGGAAAGATCCCAAAGGCGCACGTACGGTCCGTTTTCCCGGGCCGGTACGCCCCGAGTGGATTGTGAAGTTCGATCCTCAGCAGCCCCGAGATGAGCAGGGACAATGGACGAAAGGGCACGCGTTTACCAGTGACGAGGGCTACAACTGGCACGAGACGGGACCGGGGGCGGCGTGGGCGAAGCAGTTGCCCTATGCCGACGTGCAAAATCTGAGTGGGTATGCCGGGTTTGGCTACCATGCCATCAACGATTTGCGGAGAGGCACGTATGTGCCCCGGACCATTGGTCACTTTGTGCGGGCGGCCACGGAGGAGGAATACAAAGCCTCTCAGGTAACGGTTGATGAAGAATACCTGAAACACTATCCCCACCCGTTTGGGAGCCGCCCGGAGACGCGAACCCCGGACGAGCCGTACGAACGGGTGCTGGATGCCGGGGGAAAGTACGTCGGCCACATTAGCTCCAACGTGTTCTATAAAAATCCCGCCGGAGAGTCCGTGAGATTTTCTGTGCAACGGGCGGGTCCGGATGTGGAGGCTCAAGCGCAGGTTCAAAAACAAGCCGATCAACTGGATGACTTGATTGCGAACCGGGGGTTGGCATTGAAGGAGCCGATCACGGTGTTGCGTGGGGCCTATTTACCGGGGGTGACCCCCGAGGACCTGCAGGACATGGCCCTCGGCTCGAAAGTCTACGAGGAGAAAGGGTTTACGTCTACGTTTCTGGGAGAGGCCGGAGGCCGGGCTCGGTCTTACCCGGCCCTTGGCAAGTGGGAGAGCATTTACAACCGATTCAAGGGAAAGATTGCTGAACATCAGGATGAAGTCGGCACGGCGGTGCAGTTTCACATCACGCTCCCGGCCGGGACCAAGGTGGCGTCGGTGGAAGCAGCGCGGCGGTTGGAGTACGAGTTTCCCCGCATCCCGGACCCCAGCCCACGTCCCGCCGATATCGCCCCCGAGTATTGGACGATGCGAGATTACACGGCGCAACCCACCGTGAAGGATACGGACTTACACGACAAGAGCCGACGGAGTGAGAGCGAGATTCTGATTGGCAGTGGCGCACAGTTCAAGGTGAAGAACGTTCAGTTTGGCTACACTTCCCCCTCCGGCGACCCCACCCTCAAGCCGGTCAAGGTGTATGAAGTGCATCTGGAATACATCGGCGGCGGGAGCAGTGAAAGGCAGCCCCGATGAAATTGACACGGCTTCCGGAGGGCGGCGACCGGTTCTTATGGGATGAATTCGTCCCGGTGCAATCAGTTGCCAAAAAAGAGTTCGTGGACGCGCTGCATCCGAGAGAACCCGGCGGAGCCCCCGGCGGCACGGGCGGACAGTTTACGGAGACCGGTCACGTCGGAGTCGCTACGCCGGACCCGGCATTGGCGGCTCAAGCCAAGGAGGGCATCGCCAAGGCGGAGAAGCTCCTGCCCCAAGCCATTGCGGAAGCCGACTACACCGGGGCCGTCAAGACGTGGGACCAAGTAGACAGCAACACTCAAAACGACGTCGAGGAGAAGTGGATTAACGAACGCTATGAGGACGGCGTTGATGTGGATACCTCGTCGTTGGACGAAGACACCACAAACGAAGTCCAAAAAGAGAATCAAAAAATTCTCGATACGGCCGTCGAAGCCACGATGGCCTCGCTGAAGGAGGCCGATCCCTTCAAGGACACCGATCCGACGTTGCCGCTGGAGAGCGAGGCCAAGCCTATCGAGTTCGATCTGCGCCGACGGCTGGACCCTGACACCCTCGACTACGGAGCAGGCGACCACGAAGACGGTCCCCACATGGTCGCGTTGGATTTGGACGCCTTGAGATTTACGTCGGGCGAATCCCTCACTCCCGATGAACAGAAGCTGGTGCGAGACCATTGGGACGCGGCGTATAAAGAGGCGTATGACAAGGCGCTAGAGCAGGCGTTTGAGTCGGATAGCTACACGGATCGCCGGAATGAACTGGAATCGGACCAAGTCCGAGAGGAGTGGAACAACCTGTCCGACTATGAAAGATACAACTACATGGTGGGACAAGGTATTTCTGCGGTGTCGGGCGGCGAGCCCGACCAGTGGAAAACTGGCGTCAAAACGGGCAGTCATGAAGACGAGGATTACCAGCGCACTCACGCCATCGCGTTGAAGCTCGCGGAACTCCGCACGGACGAACTGCGAAAAGAGCGCGGATTGTTAGAGCCGCGTGAGAAGCCCACCTTCACGATAGAAAAGAGTCGGAATTGGACGGAGTCCCATGAAAGCTACGTGGCCAAGGATGTGAACGGTCATGTCGTGACCTCGTCCAACACGATTGAACAGACGACCAAAAATGCCGAACGGTGGGCCGCTGACCAAACGGCCCCAGAAGGGGCGCTCGTCAAGTCGGCGGACTTAGCGGAATCGGTGTGGCGACAGTGGAAGCTCTCGTCCAGCGAAGGGCTGTCCCTCTCCATGCAGTTGGCTGCCGCGCAGGAATTGGGGGGATTGCATCGGCTGACGGACGATGAAGTGCAAGACGCCCTAAGTTCGGCTTCGGAAGTCGGCGGTATGGCGAATCTCCGCGCCTACGTTCGCGCTCAGTGGGAAGTCACCCAGTTGGTGATGGCCAAGGCCGGGGAAACCAAGGTCGAGGTCTACCGGGGGTTGATGTTGGAAGGCGCACGGGTGGACCGCACCACGCACGTCCCGCTGGGGAAAAACGGCCAGCCGCTGCCGCCGCCGACGAACATCACGGTCACGACGGATACATTGGAAGGGCCGAAGCGCGAAGTCGTGAATTTCGACTATTTGAACGAGCATTTCGTGGTGGTGAAGAACAAAGTGCCCGCGCCGGAATCGTGGGCTGCTGTGTCGGATGAGACCAAGGCACAGGTGCAA